GGATTTGCTGGTGCCATGAATAGTGGCGGTGGCGGTGGTGGTAATGGTTGGCCTACACCAGGTCAAGGTGGTTTTGGTGGATCTGGAAAAGTAGTAATTAGGTATAAATATAGGTAGGATAAAAATATGGCACATTATGCAAAAATAGGAATGAACGGAAAAGTTATTGCGGTAACACCTTTAGAAGATAAACATTTATTAAATGCTGATGGTGTTGAAGATGAAAAAGTAGGTCAAGAACATTTAGAAAAATGTAATAATTGGCCAGCAGAAATGTGGATTAAAACTTCATACAATACAAAATCTAATGCACATTCATCAGGCGATAACTCAAAAGCATTTAGAGGAAATTTTGCTGGTATAGGAATGACTTGGGATGAAGACAATCAAATATTTATTGATCCACAACCTTTTCCAAGTTGGACTTTAGATCTTGCAACAGCGCAATGGGTATCACCTGTTGGTAGCCGTCCAGCTTATACAGATGAGCAGGTTGAACAAGTAACAGCAGGTACACATTCTTGGGAATATAGTTGGAATGAATCAACACAAACTTGGGACTTGACAGACAAATTGGCATAGATTAAAAATGGTGGTGGTATGCAGAAGAAAGTATTAACAGAACAAGCTCTATATTACGGTGATGTAACAATGCCTAAAAATTGGGATATTGACCGAGATAAATTATCAAACGACATTTTACAATCTAAAATTAATAACACAAAATTTCCATTTTCTAAAACTTGGGACATGTTGAATACTTACATGTGTGATCATGTATATTTAGAATATAGGCTTCAACTTATTAATAAAAAAACTTGGGGAGATATCTATAAACCTAATCAACAAACAGAACCACTATTAAATGTTGATCCAGTTGATTTAAGAAACTCACCTGATTTTACATTACTGTATGGTGTAAAAGTTAAAGATTGTAATGTTAGAATTTATTTTGATGATAATAGAAGAAAAAATAGAAGTTGGGATATACCACTTTTAAATAATAGATTTATTATGTTTCCTTCAACAAACATGTACACTCTTACAAATAAACAAAAAGAAAGTTTAAACATAGTTCAAACAATAACGTATGAATATATCTAATCATTATTGGTGTTTTAAATCTGCACTACCACCTAGAATTTGTGATGACATAATTAAACATGGTTTATCACAAGCAGAAACTATGGCTAGAACTGGTGATTATGGAGATAAAGAACTTTCCAAAGATGAAATAAAAGATATGAAACGTAAGAGGAATTCAGATTTAGTATGGCTCAATGATACTTGGATATATAAAGAAATACATCCTTATTTAATAGAAGCTAATAAAAATGCTGGTTGGAATTTTCAATGGAATCGATCTGAAGCTTGTCAGTTTACTAAATACAAACTTAATCAATATTATGATTGGCATTGTGATAGTTGGGATAAACCTTATGATAAACCTGGTGATCCCGAACATGGTAAAATTAGAAAACTATCTATGACTTGTCAGTTAACAGATGGTTCTGAATATAAAGGTGGTGAATTAGAATTTGATTTTAGAAACTACGATCCACATATGAGAGATGAATCAAAACATTTAGTAAAAGCAAACGAAATACTTTCTAAAGGTTCTATTGTTGTATTTCCGTCTCATGTTTGGCATAGAGTAAAACCTGTTACAAGCGGAACTAGATATTCATTAGTTGTATGGAGTATTGGAGATCCTTTTAAATAATGTATATCAATAATTTTTTTAGCACACCTATTTGGTCAGAGCGTAAAGCAGATTTTATTACTTCTTTAAATAAACACTCAAATAAATATATAAAAGAAGCTCGTGAAAGAAATAAAGATCATATAAAAAAATATGGCGATGCTTTTATTTCACATCGTTCAACTACTTTATTACAAGATAATAATTTTTTAGATTTTAAAAATTATGTTGAACTAAAATCAAAAGAATTTTTAGATCATATGAGTTATGATTTAAGACACTATAATACTCTGTTTTCTCAAATGTGGGTGCAAGAGTTTGCAAAAAAAGGTGGGGGTCACCATTCAGTGCATTTACATTCTAATCAACATGTATCCGGTTTTTATTTTTTAAAAGGTAGTGATAAGACATCTCACCCAATATTTCATGACCCAAGGTCTGCAGCTCGTTCAACAAAATTAATGTTAAAAGCTGAAGTCAGTGGTGCTTCTAGTGGATTAAGCACTGTTCGTTTTAAACCATCACCAGGCTTACTAATTATTTTTCCAGGTTATTTAGAACACGAGTTTAGTGTAGATTCTGGCACTGAACCATTTAGATTTATACATTGGAATATGCAAGCTATTCCAAAAGAAATGGCAAAAGATGTTTAAGGTAATAGATAATTTTTTAGACGAAAAATATTTTAAAGAAATCAAAGACACTATATCAAGTCTTGATTTCCCATGGTTTTATAATGATTGTATTTCAGATAAAAATGATCCTAAAAATTATTATTATTTTATACATTTATTTTATCAGGCCAATCATGAAAATAGTAATTACTATCATATATGGAATAAATTTTTGCAAAAGATAGATTGTAAGGCAGTTATAAGAATTAAAGCAAATATGTATATGAATATAGGTAAAAAAAGAAAACATAAAAATCATACTGATTATCCCTATCCACATAAAGGATGTCTTTTATATATTAATGATAATGATGGTGATACTTTTTTTGAAAAAGAAAACGTACAAGCAAAAGCTAATAGAGTTGTATTTTTTGATCCACATAAACCACATTCTAGTTCTGCTTGTTCAAATCAAAAAAGAAGATTAACTGTAAATTTTAATTATTTTTAAAATGAATATACTTTCAATTTATGCATCTCACGATGGATGCGTTACATATATTAAAAATAATAAAATAAAATTTCATACACAAATAGATAGATACAATAGATTTAAATATTTTGCTTTTCCAAACAAAAATTTAATACAAGAAATAGAAAAACTTAAAATAGATAAAATAATAATTTCACATAATCACTCTAATCATTGT